TCAGGTCCTTTTTGTTGATTATGCATTTAGATGTAAAACCAGCGATTTTGGATCATTAAAAAGTGGGGATGCAATCACTATTAATTCTGTGGCTTATACAGTCAGGATGGCTGAGAAAGAAGATGACGGCTTAACAACAGTTCTTTCTGTTCAGAAGACATGACTAGTAAAAGAGAAAATATCCTCGATCAAATTAAGACTGTTCTTGCAGGGACAACAAATGTTGGCACACGCATTTACAGGGAGAGGGTTACACCTTTAACCCGTGATGAGTCACCAAGTTTGGTGATTGAACCTGTAAGAGATGACGCACAACAAAACCTGACGCTACCTAAGATCGATTGGACTCTTTCTGTAAGGGTTGCAATTATCGTAAGAGGCTCTGCTTCTAATACTCCTTATGAAGTAGCAGATCCAGTTTGCAAGTCTGTTCACGCAAAGATGACTTCTGATTTAACTCTTGGAGGATATGCAATTGACGTTCTGCCAACGGGAGTTGATTTTGCAATGGTTGATGGTGATCAGGCGATTGGAGTGATCAATACGAATTGGGATGTGAGGTATAGGACTGAATTAACCGACCTGTCGACTTAACGGTGTCTAAACTCGTATTAAGTCTCCGTAGTAAATTTTTAAGGTTCTAAAGCAATGGCACTCCTATCCAGATCACGATTAATCCAGACAAAGATTGAATCGAGTTATGGGACAGATAGTTCTCCTGCGGGAACGGATGCTGTTCTTGTAAGGAATCTAGATGTCAGCCCAATCGAAGCTGAATCTGTATCCCGCGATTTGATTCGGTCTTATATGGGAACGTCTGACCAGTTGTTAGCTAATACAAGAGTTGCTGTTAATTTTGAATGCGAGATTGCTGGAAGTGGAACGGCTGGAACTCCAGGGAGACTGGATAGTTTGCTGCGTGCTTGTGGAATGGCAGCCACTACAACAGGTTCTGCTGTAACTGGATCTTCTCAGGCTGGTGGTGCTGGAACCATTACTTTGGCTTCTGGTGCAAGTGCTGTTGATGATTATTACAACGGCATGATTGTGACCATCACATCTGGAACTGGTAATGGTCATAAAGGTCTAATAGTTGACTATGTGGGAAGTTCTAAGGTCGCAACAGTAAAGGCTTCAACAGCGACTTTTGTTCCTGGCTCAAGCAGTGGATATAGCATCTCTGCAAACGTTGGTTACCTACCAAGATCAAGTGGTTTCGAAAGTACAACCATCTACTTCAACAACTCAGGCGTTTTACATAAATGCACAGGCTGTCGAGGAAGTTATAGTCTCAACCTTTCTGTGGGTGAAATTCCAACTTTTAATTTCTCTTTTACTGGCATTTATAACAGTCCAACTGACACGGCTTTACCGTCAACCACATATTCCTTACAAACGACACCTGTACTTTTCAAAGCAGGGAATACAAGTGCTGTTTCTTTACTAGATTATGACTCTGCTCGTATTTCATCGTTAAGCCTTGATATGTCAGCAGAGATTGTTTATCGAGAGTTAGTGGGATCTACAACAGAGGCACTTTATACAAACAGGAATCCAACAGGTCAGGCAGTGATTGAAGCGCCAACTATGGCTCAAAAAGATTTCTTCTCAGTGGCAAATTCAGACACCACTGGAAAAGTCTGCTTCTTGCACGGAACTACAGCAGGAAACCAAGTAACTGTCCTTTGTCCGAAGGTGGATATTGGGAACCCTACTTACAGTGATGATTCGGGTATTCAAATGTTGAATTTACCAATGAGTTACATTCCTTCTGATACAGGCAATGACGAGGTGAAATTGACCTTTGCCTAAAGTGTTATAGCCTAAGTAGAAATAATAAACTCTATGGCTTTCGTATTAGAAGAAGATCCTGCGTCGATTTTTTGGCCTGTCAAGTTTGATGTTGGTCAAAGCGGTGGAACTTATCGGCGCATGACTTTTGAGGCTGAGTTCCGCGTAATTGGTAATGAAGAACTACAGGAATTATTTAATCCTGATGGTGAAGTTACGAAAAGCGATTACGAATGGGCCACTCAAGTTCTTATTGGTTGGAGAGGTATCCAGGACAAAGAGGGTGAGGAAGTTCCTTTCACGACTAAGAATTTAAAGGCTTTGATTGATAAGCCTGGGATAGCAAAAGCAATCGCTGATGCTCTTATTGAAAGCAGAGGGAAGGCAAGACTAAAAAACTAACAGGCGCTGCCGAGCATTGGTGCAAAGGTGGCGATTCAAAAGAAGAGTTAGAAGAAGACGCAGAAGCATTTGGGATTGTTCTCCCTGATTCTGAACCAGAGAAACCTTATGGTGTGTGGAGATCTTGCTGGCCTGCGTTTGAGGTTTTTCTTCGTTGTCAAACTCAGTGGCGTGTAAGTATGAGTGGATTTATTGGTTTAGACTATGTCGCCGTAATAGGGGTTCTAAACTTATACAAGATAGAAAACAAACAGCAAGTGCTGGAAGATTTACAAATCATTGAAACCACTGTTGTGAAGCTCATGAATAAGGAGGGTCAATAGTTATGGCGATAAATTGGGATGCTCTATTAAATATCAGAGCGAATGTCAGTGGTAAAAGAGATATACAGGACTTAGGTCGTTCACTGCAGGGAGTTGAAGGTCAATATAAAAGGCTTGGTCGAACAGTTAAGAATCTTGCTGTCACCTATTTAGGACTTAGAGCCGCGACATCAGCATTGCAAGCTGGAATTGAACGAACAGAATCTGTAAGGAGATTAACTCTTCTTTCTCGCGGATATGGCGAAATAGCAGAGGCGCAGGAGGCGGCGGCTAAGGCGGCTAAAACATTTGGTTTGAGTACAACGCAGGCCAATAAGCAGTTTGCACAGATCTACGCGCGTTTAAGGCCCGTTGGGATTGGTTTAGAAGATATACAGACTGTATTTGATGGATTTAATACGGCGGCGAAATTATCAGGAACAACAACGGCAGAAGCGGCTGGTTCGTTCTTGCAGTTAAGTCAGGCATTAGGAAGTGGAGTTTTAAGAGGACAAGAATTTAATGCCATCTTTGAACAAACTCCAATGATCATTCAAGCCATAGCAAGGCGAATGAATGTGGCGACAGGTCAAGTTAGAGATTTAGCTAAACAAGGAAGGATTACCTCTGACATTGTTATTGCTGCATTGGGAGATATAAAAAGGGACGGCGCTGATCAATTAGAAGAAGCATTGCAAGGGCCAAATCAAGCAATTGTTGAATTTAGAAATACAATTGAAGATTTACAAGTTGTATTGGTTGAGGATTTCTTGCCAGAGTTAAATCCTTTACTTAAAGAAACTGCTGGATTTTTAAAGACTATTGCTCCATTGCTTCAAGCTTTAACGGCTTTACCTATTGCTGGTTTTGGTGGATTAAATAAGTTAAGAAGGCAAATGAATGAACCTGATCCAGAACAAAGAATCAGAGACAATATAAGAGCAGGTCAACTTCCAGGAGCAGGCACTAAGTTTGGCTTTGGTTTTGATACTGGTTATGGAAAGCCAGGAAGTCCTCTAGCTAAAGTTTTTGAGAATTTTTCATCTGAATATGGGGTTGGTTTTGAAGCAATAATGGAAGAGGCAAAAGTCTTAAAAGAGTACAAGGCAGGTGTAGAAGATATTCATGTATTCCTTGACTCTGTTCTTTTAGAGTTAATGGTTAAGTATCTTCCCGTCACAGAGGAGATCGACGCAAATATAAAAAGAATTAAAGAGTCAACAAAAGAATTAAAAAACGAAACAAAGGAAGTCACAAAAGAGGCAGATAAGTTTGGTTCGAGTATTAGTGATGGGATGAAAGAATATGCCAACAGCATTAAGGACACAGCAGGGGATATAAAAAAGGCGACAGTTTCAGCATTTAAAGGGATGGAGGACGCAATGGTTCAGTTCGTCATGACAGGCAAGCTGGATTTTCGTTCTTTAGCACAAAGCATCCTTGCTGATATGGCACGAATAGCAATTAGAGCAATGATCATTAAACCGATCATGGCAGGTTTTGGTTTGGGTTTTGCTACAGGTGGAGTTATAGATTCAGGTGGTCACGTTACTAAATACGGGAAGGGAGGCGTTGTTAATTCTCCGCATTATTTTGCAATGGGAGGTTCAGGTAACTTTGGCGTTTTAGGAGAAGCGGGGCCTGAAGCTATTTTGCCCCTCAAGCGCCATGCCTCTGGAAATCTAGGTGTCGAGGGTGGAGGGAATACAAATAATATTGTTGTTAATGTTGATAGTTCAGGGGCACAAACAAGTACAGAAGAAGATGGAAAAATGCTAGG